CTGCTAATTGACTTCTTAACTCGTTATTTTCTTTACTTAAAGCGGTTAGTTGGTTGTGTAAGCTGCGGTTGTCTTTATGTAATAGCCTTAAATCCTCACGTTGAGCGATATTTTCCTTTTTAACATCTGTTAGTTCCGACATTAAAATATCTATTTGCTTGTTAGTGTCGGCAGTCCACTTGTCGTAAGTTTCCTGCATGGATTGCAAGGCGTTGGCTTCTTTGTTTTTGTGTTCTGTTTGTTTGAGTTTACGACCACCAAAAAAAGCGATAACGCTGCCTAGTAGTCCTGTGATTGCTTGCCAGTTGTCTGTGATGAAGTTCATAAATTGGTTATAAAATAAAATACATTAGTATAACAGGAAGTATAGTCATAAAGAAGTCTAAAGGCTCAGGAGTGCCTTTTTTAAGGTACATATCCCAAACAGCTTCTTTAGCACCTGCTATAACAATAGTAGATGCTAACGCCCATTCTAAAGACATAAATAAGGCTAAGAATAAATAAATTAACGTTCCTGCTATAAAATGTAGTAGTTTGTCTTTTGCTGTTATTTTACTCAATAGTTGCTTCATAATCTATGCCTTTAGTTGTTAGAAAATCAATTAATTCTTGCTCTGTTTCAAATTCCTCGAAGTAAGGCTGACCGCTGTTAACTTGTTGTCCTTCTTCTATTTTTCCGTAATGAAAAATATCTTTGTTGTTGTGTGCTACGTAATATTTCATATTTTTTTTTATATTTCTAATCCGCCATCTGTTATCGTCCAACCTCTAGCAATTAAAGCATTTCTTGCTGTTTGCCCTGCTGCGTTGTATTGTGAGTTACCACCATGAAAGGCTACATTATTGTTAGCGTTTCCTGCCTCTAAATCTATCAATAATTGTGAGTAGCGTGCTGTGTTTATTGTGTTATCTCTAAACATATTACCACCATTATCCAAAAGTGGCAACTCCATACCAGTAGGTAACGTTATTAAATTATTAAATCTAAACATAGAATTTCCATTAGTCAACAAAGGCAACTCCATGCCGCTAGGTAGTTCTGTTAGGTTGTTAATAAAAAATAAACCAAATCCATTAATCAAATTAGGAAACTCCATATCATCAGGTAAAACTGTTAGGTTATTATCAGTAAACATAGAATTTCCACTAGTCACAACATCAAACCAAGCACCACCACCCGCTAATTCTGATAAATTACTACAACCTCTAAATGCAAAAGATTGGTCAGGCTCATTAACACCATACAATCCCCATTGAAGAACTTTTAACAACTTATCTTTATCTCCACCATTATTAAACGTTAACTTATCAAACCCTGCTTCTTTAGGTATTACTCTTAACTCGTAAATCCCTGCACTTGGTAAAGTGATTGTCTGTTCGTTAACTAAGTCGCTGAAACTTGCTACTAAGCTATCATTTTGATAAGCCTCTACATCGTACTCGCCTACTGCACCTGTAAACTGGAATTGGTCTGCATTGCTTACCCCCGCAATAGATGTATCTACTTCTATTATGAAGTTATCTGAACCACCTGCTGCCAAAGCTGTATCTCCACTGCTTGATGTTTCATAAACGCTCCCGAAGCCATTAGTGCCAACATTCCCCCATCCTATTGAGTTGTTATTAGCACCTTGACCCCATCCTATATTATTTGCCATATTATAAAATTATATCTGCCAGCCACCGAAGTAAGCATCTCTACTCGGATAGCGGTCATCGTTATTATTTTGATTGTATTCTGGATAAGTTGTTTGATTATAACACATAAAATCTATAAACCTATCGGTATAATATTGTGCTAAATCTCTATACTTTGTAGTCAAGTAATCTAAATCTGCCTTACTCGCTAACTCAGCACTTTCACTCGTATGTCTTAACACCCCTTTGTTTGTAATCTCAAAAGCACCCACACCGATATAGTCGACCATTGCCCAATAAATAGTCATATTCTTAACGTGTTTATCTAGCAAAATCTTTTCAGGGTCGCTATCTAAGCCTGTGAAGTTACCATTTTGACTGCCGTTACTTTGTATATAATCTTGCAGCCTTTCGTATAACTTAGTGCCTAGATAGTTTTGTATGTGTATCTCTTGTGCAATCTTAGCAAATTGGATAAACTTATCAGGGTCTACACTACCCGAAACGATAGTGTTTGCCTTAATGTCTTTTTGTGTTATAAATAATACTTCAGCCATTATTGTGGGTTTTTAAAGCCTTCGTTCGGCATATCTTTTGGTTTCATTGCAACCTCTCTAGGGTTTCTTACACGATAGCCTTCACGCTCTGCCTTGTTAGTGCTTACCTTAGGGGCTAAAGGACTTTTAACGTCTATACTCCCTTTCTTTTTAAAGGTTTGTCTACGCCACTTATGTGAACATCTAGCACCGCCTTTGTACTTCCATATTGAGTAAGTATCAGCACCATTTACCCCAAATCCAGCATTTACTACTTTGTTGTCCATTGCAGTAATATCTTCTTTGCGATAAAGTTTGTTAGCGGCTACCATTTTACGGCAAAACTCCCGACTATTTTGGCTTACACGCTCAGGACTGTATTTATACCTAACCTTATAATTAATGCCATCAATCGTCTTATCTTGGTCGCTTTTTGAGTTAGGTCTAGCCGTTCCTGTGCTTACTAATTGCACCGCCTTTTGTAACACTGTACGGCTTTGCTTATCGGCTTCTTTTACGAGCATATCCATCTCATCCTCTAAGTCATCGTCAACATCTCTGTCATCAACTAACTCCCACTCATCACTTAACTCTTCGCCTTTGCTTACTAAGTCATCGGCTATAATTGTATCAATAATACGCTCGTCAACTTTAGACAACTCTACGCCTGTTTGTTTCTCCTCCTCATCTTCACTTAACGGCTCATCAACTTGCATAAATTCAAGCGGCTGTATAGTTTTGAAATATAAGTCTAAGTTAGTAGGGTATATTTCTTTTATACAGTCAATCAGTTGATTTTGATAAACTCGTATAACTATATTTTCAAATAATAAAGTAGCGTTTTTAATCTCATCGGCATTGTTACCTAAACCACTTTGACCATCTCTAATACCTAATAACATAGGGCTTGTAACTCTATGCCCTACGATTAATTTATTAAAACACTCTTTACTAAGGTACTCATAATGCTGTGGTGCATCGTTTAAAGGAATGCTGTCGATAGTTGTAGCACTTTCTTTGTCATCATTAAAGCTAATAATTACTTTCTTACCTTTGCTACCTGTTATTTTACGCTCAGCTTCATAGGCTAATCTTCTACGTTTCTCTTGGTCTTCTGGCACGCCATTATTATAATTAACAATAGTTGTAGGACTAAATCCATTTTGCGTATCGTTAATTAAGTAATCAGCAATCTCAGCTTCTAATAATGCATAAGGTACAGCACCGATATAATCAGGTGGCGTAAAATACTCATGCCCGCTCATATAGTCTTGCCATATATAAACCTCAGGCTCTTTTTTACTACCAAAACCAAATGCAGCGATAGGCTCAGGGTCTTCATTTCGTTTCTTTTCCGCCCAATTAGGGTGGTAATACCACACCTCTATTTCGCCTTTGTCATTTTTCTTCTCAGGTCTAAGCGTTTGAATTGGAAAATGCTCAACACCAACAACTTTACCTTTATCATAAATAACTTGAAACGCTGCCATTCCTAACGCCTTGCGGTCATAAATAACTTTACGCAAATCACTAGGCCTAAACAATGTCATTACTTTAGTCCACTCCGAAACATTATCGCCTTCCCCATTAGTAGCACTTAAACCCTTACCGTAAATAAGGTTTGATATACCATTTATAATAGCACCATTTGTTGTACTTCCTGTGGCTCGTTCAATTAAGTAATTAAAATAGTCGTTGTTTTCGCCATACTCAACATAATCGCCTTGCTTGTTTTCAGTAATACAAGGCGTTGTATATTGGCTTAGCGATACACTAACGATGTCGTCTGTATCTTTCATATTGTAATATATTCGTTGTCCGTATTTATTCGATTGCCTTTGTGATATTGGTTAGGCAATTCATTAAAGCAATAAATAGTAGCCCTATAAACTAACGTGCCGTTATCCCTTAACTCTAAAATGTAGTTATTTTGGTCTGTGAAATTAAAACCGCTGTTATCTGTTATAGTATTGTAGTAAGATAATTTACTTACGTTTCTAGGCTTGTTATATACTTCCTCTTTTGTTGTTTCGTTAACTATAGATACATCAACACTATCGGCTTTATAACCTATCTTAAACTCGAGTGTTTGTGTGTTTTCGCTTACTATCATACTATAATAACTAATAAAAAAGTCATTTGTAACATATTTTTTTAGTAATTTTACATTAAAACAAAGCAAAATGAAACTAAAAGAAACTAAGTCAAAAGACATTAATGGTAAAGACGTAACTATATTTCAAGCTAATGTAGGAGAGGTGCAATTTAATAAGCAAGTAAAAGCTGATAGCGATTATACTTTGAAAGATTTTGTCAAAGAAGTAAAAAGCCACCCACAATTTAATGAGGTGGCTTTGAATCAAAAAAGTTAACTATTTTAAATAGCCGAACCTTCTACTATTGAAGTCTGAGTGTCATCGCCTATAATAGTTGGGTCAACTAAATAAGACATTTGTTTTTCTTGTGCTGTAATGCTCAAATTGTAACCTGATAAGTCGCCCATTGCTGCACCACTAACTTGGTTTACTGATACATCACAACCATTCTCGATACCTACTAGTAAGTAGTTGCCGTTGTAATCTTCTACGATTACGTGTGGTCTACCATAAGAAGCTAATTGCAACTCCGCTCTTGTAGAAGCGTCTAATTGCTTTAAAATAGCCGTTACAGTCGTATTAAAGAAGCTAGTGCCATTCTCTCCAGATAACTCGTTAGCATCCTCTATTGAGTGTCCTGAACTTCTTAATTCATATTTGTAAAGGTCGATAGGGGTTGTAGGTGTGTCAAGTAAGCCAGTTACTAAGCCATCGGTTTCGGTAAACTCTGAATAAATTGCTTTATTAAAGTTAGCGAAATACAATGCTTTTAAACCACCTACTGCATCCTTACAAGGCTCTAATCTACCTTTTGTTAAATCACATGCCATAGTATAAAAGTGTTTAA